TAATAAATAAAATTTTTGAATACCAATGCCAGAAAACATGAATTTCACCGTATACTCAAAGGACGGTTGCCCATATTGTAGTAAGGTAGTTGAAGTATTAAAGTTGACAGGATTAAAGCATGTAGTATATAAATTAGGGGAACACTTTGACAGGAAAGCATTCTATGGACAGTTTGGTGATGGATCTACATTCCCTCAAGTAGTAATAGACGGAACCAATCTTGGTGGATGCACTGAAACAGTTCAGTATTTAAAGGAGAAGAAATTAGTCTAATGAAAAAACTCAACGACTTTGAAACTGTTTATGATATGATTGAACATGCCCTTGAACTTTCATATCAAGGGAAGATGCAATTGAAATTTTATGAATTTCTAAAGTATCGTAAAACAACAAGAGTAGAGGTTGATGCTTTCCTTCAGAGTTCTACAGCAAAAGAACTTGGTAAGGAAGTATTAGACCTTGAGGAATATATTAAAGGAGGTTCTGATAATGACCATAAGCAATTGCGTGAGGCATATCATCACATTCCTAAACCACAAGCAAGAAAAATAAAAAACTATTTGTCCAAGATTCTTGAAGATGCAGTGAGGTATCGTTATGACAAAAGACCAGGAAGAAGAAAAAAACAATCTAAATAATGACAAACCTCAAATCAATAGAGGTGTAGAATTACTTTTAAGAAACAGGAGAAGAAACTCACAAAAACCGAAGACCTTTCAAGTAAAATTTGGAAAGTTAATTGCACTCTGGAATAGAGAAATTGTTTTTCACTTTGATTTTTACTTGGACATCCGAAAAAAATAACCTATCTGGAGCAGTGCCATGTCAGAAACACTAGTAGTATCATTGACACTTATGACAGTAATGTCTATACTTGCATTATTAGTAGGAGGTATGATAGGATGGATGGCAAGACAGCATTCTTATGAAACAACACCTCAAGTAGTGTATACTCATCCAGAAATGTTTGATGCTAATGGACAATTAGTTCCCGATGAAATTTTAGCCCTAAGAATTGAAACTCATGACATCGACACCGACGACGAAGACGACTAAAAAGAGAGGTAGACCTCGTAAAACTGATGGTCCTAAGTTACCTTCTGCTTCTAAAGCAAAAAAGAGAACAGTTAAAGCAGCACCTGCGATTGATTCTCTACCCATAAACCCTTTTGTATTTGAGGTATTGGATATTGCTTCTAAACAGAAGACCCCTGATAAAACAGTAGAAGCACTGAAGCACTATGAGCATGACTGTATAAAAATGATTATGGTTTGGAACTTTGATAGTTCTGTAATCAGTCTCTTACCTGAAGGAGAGGTTCCCTATGGAGAGACACAGGATCAAACAGTATATAAGGGTAGTCTGTCAGAGAACCTTGCTAGAGAAGCAGCAGGTGGTGAATCAGCAACAGGACAAGATCTTGATGGTAGAGGTAGAACATCTTTAAGAAGAGAGTATCAGAACTTATACCATTATGTGAAGGGTGGTAATGACACTCTTACTACAACACGTAGAGAGATGATGTTTATTAATCTCTTACAAGGATTGCATCCAAGAGAGGCAGAGGTAATAGTTCTTACAAAAGATAAGAAACTTGGTGACAAATATGATATTACATTTGATCAGGTAAAAGAAGCTTATCCTGATATAGTATGGGGAGGTCGTTCATGACTTCTCCGCAAGCACCAGTCAAACCAGAAGTGGAAAAGGAATCTAAGATTCAACCTTCGGATTACTCTTGCGAAATTCTTTTAGAAAAAACCACAGAAGATAAGGCAAACGATAAATCCTTTCCAACCGATGCTTATATTGTTAGATATGTTGAAAATGAAACACAGCATTTAGATGTGACACGTTGTTACAAAATGGTGAATATTTTTGACATGTATTATGATAAATATGGCAAGGATTCTATTAAGGCAATAGACTTTGGACATGGTACAATTAAACCCAGTCAATATGGTTACAAATCTCCTGAAAAGAAGAAGAGGAAGAGGAAACTATGAGTAAAAATAACATGGATAATGAGATGTTGAGATCTCAAATCAATGATATCATTGAAGGTGAAATACAGAATGGAATCAATGATTATATTGAAGAGAAAGAAGAGAAAAAGAAAAGTGGATTGGGATTTGTTTCACCAGAGGAAGGATCGCAGTTAAATGTGAGAGTATCAAAGGATGAAGTAGATAAGATTATGAAAGAGTATAAGAGAATAAAAAGAATGGAGAAGTCTAATTTGAATGAAGTAAAGAAGATGGGATTACTTGATAAAGATGGGAATCCTTTATGACTGAAAAGATTGATACTCAAGGGATGAGTGGTGAAGCAGTTGAGGGATGTAGAGATAATGTATATCCCCATGATGAGAATGGGAATGCAATTCTTCCTAGAACGATTATTCATCCTCGTAGATTATTCACTCCTGAATATGTTAATGAGATGAAAATACTTATTAATGAAGTATTGGATGAGCGTGAGTATCAACGTAAGTTGAGAATGAATTATGATGATCCGACACCACCTGGTGTTTCTTATTTTGATACAGAATATTTCAAACATAGTATTGATGAACCTGAACCACCTTACCCTAATTAAAACTAATGAGACTGGGTGTTATGTGTTCTGGAAACGGAACCAACTTCGAGAACATAGTTACCAATCCTATATGTAATACAAATGAAGTTGTGTTGATGATACACAACACAAAACAATGCGGTGCTGTTAAGAGAGCAGCAAAGTTTGGTATTCCTCATGTGAGGATACCACATAAAGATGAAGATAAAATGATAGAAATGTTCAGAGCATGGAATGTAGATCTTATAATTCTTGCAGGATATATGAGAGTGATTAAAAATCCTTCTAAGTTTCCTGCTCCTATCATTAATGTGCATCCATCATTACTACCAAAGTATAAAGGATTGAATGTAGTAGAAAGAGCAATGGATGCAGGTGATGAAGTTACTGGTTGTACTGTTCATTATGTTAATGAAGAACTTGATGGCGGTGAAATAATTCTTCAAGGAGAGGTTCCTATTTTACCCGATGATACTGTAGAATCATTAACTAAAGCAATTCAAAGAAAAGAGTACGCACTTCTACCCACCGCAATCGAACATGTTAAAACTCAAATATCGAAATAGAATTATAGACATTTGTTGTCGTATGATATCAACTGATGGTGAAGTTGATCTTGATGATAGAATCTGGATGAATAAACTCTGTGAACATAATCCACAAGCAAAAGAATTAGCAACTAGTATGTTGTGTCCTAATACAATTGGTGAAGACATTAACTATTATCAATAATGTATCAGGGAATACAAACAAACTTGCCTATATAATATACTTGTGTTATCATTAACACATATCGTTCATCCCAAAAGGGACGCAAGTAAGCCGACTCGGAACGGAATCGTTCATCCTCCTTCGACGAGGACGCAAAAGCCGACTAAAGGAACGGATTAAAACCCCTACTACTTTGGAGTAAAGCCAATGGCAAAAGTCACTTACAGAGGAGTCGAGTATGACTCTGCTGATTACAACAGAAGAGTTCTTGCTGAAGCAGCAAAGAACAGGAACTTCGATCTAATGTATCGAGGCATCAAAGTGAAGAGCAAGGCAGTTCCTTGCAGTTAAGATAAAGGGGGTTTACATACCCCCTTTTTTAATGTATAATTTAAAAAACAGGTATAAGTTATGGCACTACATATGCGTGAGCAAATTCTGAGAGCATTGATAGCACATGCTCAAGGTGATATTGCAAAACACAAAGCAAATGTTGAAGTATATCTAGAAAATCCTGCAGGTGTTGGTGAACATACTGACATTTTAGAATCTATAGAAAAAGAATTAGATATTATTGCAAAGTATCAAGACCAAATAGATATAATTAAAAAGTATTTTATGTCTAGTCAAACAATGTCAGATATAGACAGAAGATCTAGTGAGAGTAATGGATAGAGAAAGATTAAAGCTTATTGTTAGAAACCTTAAGCAACTAGTTGATGCACTAGAGTCCGAAGTTCATTCGGATGTTGACGCATATAAGTTTGAGAATTATACTCAACTAAATCCCACTGATTACGATGAGGTCTTTGATGACGAAGATGATTAAATTAGTAAGTGTAACACCAGATGCTGAAAAGCATATGGCATATGTTGCTCGTGTCAGTAACCCTAACAATCAGGATAATGATAAGTTTGCTGGTCTTCTTAAGTATTGTATCCAGCATGGTCACTGGAGTGTCTTTGAACAAGCATTTATGACAGTAGAGATCAATACTACTAGAGGACTTGCTGCACAGATATTAAGACATAGATCATTTACTTTTCAAGAGTTTAGTCAGAGATATGCTGATACCAATCTTCTTGATAGTGTGATTCCTGTTCCTGATCTTCGCAGTCAGGATAGTAAGAATCGTCAGAATAGTAATGATGACATACCACAAGAGAAGAAGGAGGAATACCAAGCACTTATTGCTAGGCATTTTTCTGAAGCAATGGATCTCTACAATGCACTCTTACAAGAGGGAGTTGCAAAGGAGTGTGCGAGATTTGTTCTTCCACTAGCAACACCTACAAGAATATACATGACTGGTTCTGTCAGATCATGGGTTCATTATATTGATCTACGTTCTGCACATGGAACACAGAAAGAACATATGGACGTTGTAGCAGAAATTCGTAAGATTTTTTCTGAACAATTTCCTACTGTTGCAGAAGCCCTAGATTGGGCTAAATAACTATCCCTTGTAAAGTTTTATGGCTACCTATCCTGTTATTAATAAAGAAACTGGTGAACAAAAAGAAGTGTCTATGAGCGTTC